CCCCCGGCCTTGCGCGCGATCGGCTCGCGGGGCTGCGCCTTGAAGGAGAAGGGGCCGAACCCCGCCCCCTGCGCCGTCTGCCCGGGCGGGGCGGCGACTTCCTCGTCGCCCTCGGGCTTTGGGATGGAGAACTTCTTGTAGATGTAACTTGTCGGAACCTTGAGCCCCGCCTCCCGGATGAGCGTCCCGATGACGGTCGCCGTCTGCGTGAGATCCTCCGACTCCTCCGCGTCGAAGCGGAGGTACGGGATGCGCTTGTCCTCCCCGAAGTTGTAGAGCACCAGGGGGCGGATGAGGTCGCGCCGGAGGGTGGCCGCGATTGCCTTGCAGTCCGCGACGGTGAGGTCGTGGCGGACGTCGTTGTGCGTCTTGCTCTGCGCGTAGCTGCCGCCGCCCGAGTCCGAGGTCAAGGTCTGCCCGAGGATTGCCTTCGAGACCTGTTCGTCGCAATAGCGGGCCAGCCGTTCATAGAGGTCGGTCGAGCTGGTCTTCTCGGTGTTCACGAACTCGATCGCCGTGCCGTCCGGGAAGATGCCCGCCGCGTCCGCCCCGATTGCGACGAGGGCTTGCATGAGCGCCCGCTTGTCGTCCTCGCTTGCGCCCGGCTGATACTTCCCCAGGCGGAGCGGCATCCCGAAGACCTCGCAAAACGCGACCCAATCCTTGAGGGTGTAGTTCTTAAAGAGGTACATCCAGGCGACCACGCGCAAGACGCCAGCCCGGGAGGGGTGGCCGCTGCGGGCCTTGTATTTGTGTACGATGAACTTGTTCTTCGGGAGCTCGATGCCCTCCGGGGCCTCCTGGGTTCTCACCTTGAAGGAGTCGTCGACGCTGTCCCAAAAGAAACGCTTTTGATGACGGGAGCGGATGTCGTCGACAACAACATGCCCCTCGTCGTAGCTCCACATGATTTCCGAGACCGCGAACCCCTTCCCGATCGCGTCCAGGAGGTCGAGCATGATGTCCTCAAAGCCCTCGATACCGCCGAGCTGTGCTTCCACAAACTCGGCGATCTCCTTGTCCCTGGGGTCGTCGCTGTCAAAAGGGATGACCTCATAATCGAGGCCCGTGACCGCATTCTTCCTCGTTTGAAGCTGGGAAAAGAGGTGCGGGTCTTTCTCCTCCATCTCCTCAAAAAGCTCGGCTTGCCGGAGCACGTCCCCGGCGTCCGCCTCCTTGAAAATCTCCGCCAGCCGGACGGGGGTGAGCCCGTCCGAGGGGTACTCGCTGTACTTGTCCGTTACCTGGGCGGCTGCGACCTCCCGCGACTCTGGCCGGGGCGTCTGCGGGGCCTGGGAGCGCCGCCGCCAGGGGAACCACTTTTTCTTGCTGCTGTCAGCCAAACGGCCCACCTCCTTTTAGTAGGCCCCGCGCCGGAACTTGATAGCGCGGCCTAAAACTGATTTATAGTCCGTGTGTTGTCCCACCTTGACCGAGAGGGCCAGGGAGACGGCCATTTGCAGCGCGTCCGGCCCGTCGTCGTTCTTCCCCATGGGGTACTTGAGCATCTGGTCAAGGAGGGCCTTGTGCCGCTTGGAGAACTTGAGGTAGCCGTTCTTCACAAAGGGCTGCAAGGACTGGATGCGGGCGTCCTTGTTCTGGACGCTGTTGATCTCCTCGATGGGGAGGTACTCGCCGATCTCGGCGGACTTCTGCCGCATGATCTCGGCGAAGTAGTATTGAAACTGAACCGTCTCGACGCCGAATTTGTAGAGGGGCTTCTTGTACTCCCGCTTCAAACGGCGGGACGCCTCGATCGCGTCCTCGATGATTTTGTCCGGCTTGCGCTTGGCTATGTCGGCGATCACGACGTACATGTAGCCCGTCGAGGTGTCCTTCGCTATGCCGATGATCGCCGAGGTGTCGCTCTTGCGGTTCTTGCCGAGGGAGGGGTCGTTCGCCGCGACGAACAGGAACCGCGCCTCGGAGAAGTCCGGGGGAAGCTGCCCGTCGTCGTAGTAGTCGATCCACTCCTCGGCAAACGCGCAGTTCTCCGGGTCAATGGGCTCGTTCTGGATCTCGCTGCTGAAGGATGCCTCGCCCTCCGATACCCTCATAACCATAAGGGCGTAGTAGGGGAGCTTCTCCTCCCACAAAACGGCGGTTCCTTCCAGCATCGCCGCCTCGTTCGCTTTGAAGAAGTCCTCGGCGTCCTCCTTGTGCCTGGGGTTCTCAAGGTCGGTGAAGATGCGCTCCCAGGCGTCCCACAAGGCCGTGTTTGTCGCGAAGGAGATGACGCCCTTGTAGCGGACGGCCTCATACTCGGGGTTCTTGGCGACGTTGGCGAGGAGGGCGTCGTAGTGGAGCAGCGTCCCGATGTAGACGATGTCCGTGTAGGTGTCGCCCGCCTTGCTCACGGCCTTATAGAACCAGTCCCGGAGCTTCTTCCGCTGCTCCGGGGTGTTGACGTTCTCGTCGTTCTCAAGGTCGTCGCAAAGAATGAGGTCGGGCCTCCATTGTTTGTGCCGCCGTCCGCGGATCTTCTTGCCCGCGCCCAGCGCCTCGATCTTGACCCCGTTCGAGAGGAGGATGACCGACGCCTTCCAGACGCGGCCCACAAGCTCCCCGAAGTCCTCCCGGAGCGCCGCGTTCTCCTCGAGTTCCGTTTTGATGTCGGAGAGGAAGCCCTCGGCCTGTTCCGAGCTGTCCGAGAGGATGATCTCGTAGTGCTTGTAGGCGTACACCGCCGAGTGGATGGAGTCCTTGAAGGTGAAGTTCGTGCTCTTGGCGTGTCCACGCGGGGCCTCGACCGCCCTCCGGCATCCGTTGGCCCGGCTGATTTCCTTCGCGTCGGTGGCGGGGTTCAACCCCTTCATGACGCCCTCGCGGAAGATGCGGTCGAGCTCCTCGTGAAACGGGGGCGACGGCCTCACAAAGTAGTGGGGGAGGTAGGCCCGCCCGAAGTAGCCCAGGTCAACCGCCCCGAGCTTCCGGCGTAGCCCCTGGGGGCCCGTGAGCTCTGCCCCGGCCCGGTACTCCTCGAGGAGCTGCGCCCGGAGCTCGGGGAAGTTCGTCCCCTTCTGGACATACTGCTCAAATAGTTCCCGCTGGTACTCCCGGCTCGCGCCCGCTTCCCGGTCTTCCGGCTCCTCGAGCCGTTCCAGGTAGTCCTTGAGGTCAATCTTCGCCATCGTCGAGCACCTTCTCCCTCGCCCTTGAGAGGACGTCGTGCAGCTCCCCGGCGAGTTCCGGGTGCTGCTTGATCGCCGCCATGAGCTCCACCTCAAGCTGGTCGAAGGCAAGCTCGGCCTTCTTCTTCATGTCCTGCCGGACACGCTTCTCATAGGTGGCGTTCCGGGCGAGGCTTGCGATGAGCCGCCCCGCCTTGTCAAGCGGCATCTCCTGGAAGTCGCCCTCCGCCGTGCTGACGCGCTGCATGAGGCCGTCCATGAGCACCATCGACGCCGCCTTCGTGTAGTCGAGGTCAGGGTGCGCCTCCACCGCCTGGGCGATCGCCTGGGTGCGCTGTAGGGTCTCCGCGACCCGCTGCGCCGCCTGGGTGCTGCGGATTGCGTAGCGCCCGATCGCGCTCTTGCTGATTTCGTAGCCCTCCGCCTTGAGCCATGCGGAGAGCTCCTCGTAGGTGTTGGCCGTGTCCGCGAGCCGGACGTCGAGCTCCGTCTTGATGTCGTCCGGGAGCTTGTCGATCGTCGAGCTGATCCGCGTCCTCCGGCGCTCTTTCTTAGACATCGACGCCCGGGTCGTCCCTCGTGCCTTCCACAAGGTCGACGCCCGCCTTCGTGAGCTGGATGACGGCGTCGCGGCGGTAGGCGTTGTAGGCCGTGGCCCGCTTGTCCGTGAACTCGATGTAGCCGCCGTCCTCCAAATAGGAGAGCTGCTTCGAGATGTCCGGGACGGTGATGAGGTTGTCGGCGAGGAGGGCGTTCGTGATCTGCCGCACAAGCAGCGAGTTCTGATTGCCTTTCGCCAGGGCCCGGACGATGTAGCCCCGGATCGCCTTGTTCTGCCGGATCTCCTGCTCCGTCATGTCGTCAAAGTATGCCATACGCTTTTATCCCTCCTTTGCTGCGCCCCTGTATAGGAGCTTGTCGAGCTTCTGGTCGATGTTGTTCGAGACCCGGATGAAGTCCTCCCGGGTCGTGTAGATGAGGGGGAGGTCGGCCTTGAGGTCGCCCAGCTCTCCGCGCACGGCGGCGATCTCCTCGGCGTTCTTCTTGTCCGCTGCCTTGAGCTCCGAGACCGCCGCCTTCATCTCGCCGATCGCGTTCTTCACTCCCCACGCGGCGACCCCAATGATCGCCGTGATGACCGTCTGGAAGACGAACATCGCGATTGTCGCTCCGTCCATGTTGGCCCCTCCTTACTGCGCGGCGGCTCCGGCCTTGTCTTCCAGCGCGACGCCCTCAAGCAGCTCCCCGGAGAGTGTGAGATAGGGGTCTTCCTGCTTGACCTTGAGGACGGCGTCCTCGATGACGGCGGTGAGGTACTTGTCGAAGCTGCCCAGGTTGTCGGTGATGACCTTCTGCGCCTGGGGGCTGATTGCCGCCTTCACCTCGTCGAAGACCTGTTTCCCCAGGGCGAGCAGCTCCTCCCGGCTTGCCTTGCCGCTCTTGACCGCGTCCCGGAGCGCCTTCGCCGTGGTCTGCTCCATCGCCCCCACCGAGACCGTCGCAAGGTTGACGACATCGTCAAGGGCGTCCTCGAGCACCTTCCGGCCCGCCTCGTCCTTGATCTGCGCCGTCTGCTCCTTGAGCTTGGCCGCGCCCAGGCGGATGTAGTACACCGCGTAGGCCCCGGCCAGGGCGATGACCGCGAGAACGACGTTGACAAGAGCGTCGCTCGCTGCGCTTTGGATGAGTTCCATGTTCATGTGTGTCTGCCTCCTTTTGGACAAAAAATAAGAGTACAAGCTATTGCTTGTACTCTTATCTTAGCGGGTTCCCCCGGAACCTTATATACGAAGCAGTTCTAAGAGTTGCCGCTCACGAGAGGGGCTCGTCGTCCTCCTGCCCCGGGTCTTCTTTGAAATAGTCGAAGATGTCGATCTGTCCCTCCGTCTGCCCTGGGCCACAAATGCGGCGAACCCATCGCTCCGTGACGCCGTACTTCCGGGCGAGCTCCGGGTGATTGTAGCCGTTGAACTCCTCTTTGATGCGGGCGTCGCGGACGGGCCGGGTGACGCTCTCGGGCTTCGGGATGTAAACCGTCGTACCCCCGACGACCTCGGCGAGCTTATAGAAGTTATCCGTCCCGATCGCCTCGGCGATCATGCGGTAGAGCCCTTCGGGGAGCATTTCCAGCGTCAAACCCTCGGCGAGTTTATCCATGTCCTGCGCCCTCCCTTCCTGTTACATCCTGCCGATGATCGCCAGGATTTCCCCGACCTTGATCGGTTGGTCGAACTTCGCCTTCCACACGTCCGGGGAGTTGATGATGCCGCGCTCCACCAGGGCCTCAAACCCCGCTTTTTGCCATTCCGGGGTATTGGCCGGATAGCCGTCCCCCGGGTCTTGGAAGGCGAGGATCTGCCCGAGCAGCTTCACGACGTTCGCCCCGTAGCCCGCGCCGGGAACCGCCCAGCCGCGCCCCTGCGGGTTGTCCGCTGCCCCCAGCCATTCCACATAGGGGGCCACGCCACGGGCGACCAGGGAGAAGCGGGGGTCGACGCAAGCGTTCACGAGGGCCTCGGTGGATGCGTATGCCTTGAGGTGCTGGATCTGCGCCCGGACGCCCGTGCGCGGGTCGGGGAAGCTCGCCGCCTGTCCCGTGGCGTTGCCGTTGAGCGCCCCAATGCCCGCGAAGTTGTTCATCTCCGGCGTCACGATGCCGCCGTATTTGAAATAGCCCGTTTCGTGGAGGCTCTGCGCGAAGGCCACGTCGCCCCGAACTCCCTCGGCCTCGCCCTCCTCGATGAACATGCGGGCCAGCTCCTCCACGGTGCAGCTCGGGAGCTGCGGCGAGGCGTTTTTGCTCAAGCAGAACGCCGCCATCTGCGACGCGGTGGCCTGGGCCTCGCCCATGATCGCCGTCTTGTCTTCCGTGCCCGGCGCGGTGGAGCCGCTCATCAGGGCCGCGACATCGTCCCGGGCGGTCTCCATCGACTTCCCGAACTTGGGGAACCAGTGTGTCACGTCGGCGTGATTGCTGCCGAGCTTTAGTTTGTGGCTGTCCGCGTGGCACAAAATGGTCGGGACAGTGACGCCGGAGCAATCGGCGGTTCCTTTGGGGTCGATGCCGTAGAGGGTGCAGAGGTACGCCGTCAGCTCACACGCCTCTTGATACACGGCGGCGAAGTAGTCGGCGTCCGTCAAGGCGTCCTCGCAGATTTCAAACTGAATCCATCCGCTGTTGCATGACCCCTTGCTGCCGCTCCCACATCCCCACGGTCTAAAGTCCCAGGGCATCGTCTGAACCGCCGCGACACTCCCGTCCGCGAGCTTCCCGATCCAGGCGTTCAGGCCCGCTTGTGTGTCGATGTGGTTCCAGTCGTTCTTGTTCGCGTTGGTGCCCAGCTTGGACAGGAGCTCGGCTCGGTCGGGTGCGCTGTCGTCCGGCTGAACATATCGCTTGAGGGTCGGGTTGTTCGCCCCGGTGCTGTGCCACAAGACGCCCTTGACCGTCATCTTCTTGGTTCCCTTGTAGCAAGTGCTCTGTGTCATCATGCACTTCATCGGCGGATTGCTTTTACTGTACTTCATGTTGTGATAACCTCCTATAGTTTGATGATGGGGAGAACGACTTCGTCGACGAGCTCCCCAGTGGTGTACGTCTCGCGGCCCTCCGCCTCAAGTTTGTTGAGAAAACCGTCGTACTCGACCGCCAGCTTGAGCAGCTTGAGGACGCCGACCTCCTCGGGCGTGACCCTGTGCATCTCCGGCCCCACCATGAAGCCGACCGCCTTGATGAGCGCCAGCTCCGCCCGGATGGGCTTCGCCTTAAAGAGCGCCTCGAACTCCGCCCAGGTCTCCCGGGCGAACTTCTTCCGGTCGAGCCGGGGCTTGTCGGGCGGGAGGACTCCTCTCGCTTGGAGCTCCTTCTTCATCGCCGCTCTCTCGGCCTTCTCGCGCCGCGTGAGGCGTTTATTCTTCGTTGGCATAACTTCCCCCTT